ATCGTCACTGATACTATATCTAAATCAATCAGACCTAAGATGAGGCCGACAAATGATTAAAGCAACGTATATTGAACACATGGGCAGTGATGTGTCCGTAGTTAATTCCGCACGGGTATCCTTCGGCAAGAAGAGTGATTCCATAGGCTCCTATGATATTCATATGGGTAACTGGGCTGGAGAGATACCAGTGTTGGAAAACAGAGATGAAAAGCTGATTAAGTATTTAGCCAAGCACAAGCACCTGTCACCCTTCGGACATTGCTTCGCATCCTTCCACGTTAAAGCACCAGTGTTTGTCGCTAGGCAATTAGTTAAACACAAGTTCCTACGTTGGAATGAAATAAGTAGGAGATACGTGGACGATGATCCTGAGTTTTACGCGCCTAGTGAATGGCGAGGTAAGTCTGAGGATAAGAAGCAAGGCAGTAGCAATGAAATTGTAGATAAACTGTACTGGAGTGATTTAGACACTGAGTTAAGTATCGAAGGTCATCCCGTATGGCATGAAGAAGCTGAGTGTGGCGTCAGTGAATACACCCAATACATATATGAAGATACCCTACAATTATATAACCGAATGATCAGCAACGGGATTTGCCCTGAACAGGCCCGTATGGTGCTGCCACAGAGCATGATGACTGAGTGGTACTGGTCTGGTAGTCTAGATGCCTTTGCGGATATGTGCAGACTTCGCTGCGCCCCCGATACACAGGCAGAGACACGCATGGTTGCCAGTGAGATTAGTGAACTGATGGGTCAACTATATCCTAGTTCTTGGGATGCTCTGATAGGAGATGGAAAATGAGAGGTAACATAAACGGTGCGTTAAAAGCGTCTGCCATAGTCGCGTTTATTATAGCAGGATTACCAATACTGATTGCCATGACCTATGAGGAGTTCCCGCGCTACTGTAAGCAAACAATTCTTTTACCCTGCGTTGGAACTACTACGCCACCTAACTAATCCAAAGGATATAAGAACTACTCTACTGGGGGATTCGTTATCCTTCGGTAGAGTAATGGCACAAATGGCACGGTGCCACTTAACAATATGCCATGCCATTTTCTCTAAAAAAAACTGTAAGTCATTGTTTTTAAAGAAAATGGCTCCGACGGTAGGGGTCGAACCTACGACCAATTGATTAACAGGTATCGTTTAAAATCAATAGGTTACGAGAGTTTTGCATAAATGACTGTGACCGTAAATTGGCTAAAATAACTCTCTACTAAGTGTTGACATAAACAACGAGCTATATAAAATAGGGCTGCGCCTTTCGGGGGCAGTATAGCATAGGACTACTCAAATGACCTACCAAGAACAGCTAGATATCATAAAAGCTATTCCTATTAAGGAAGGTGATACAAAAGTAATTACCTGTCCATTCTGCTACGGTGAGAAGAAGTTGGCTCTGTCTAAGCTAGACGGTAAACTTCTATGGTACTGCTACCGCGCATCATGTAACGGCAAGGGAGTACATCACGGCAATCGTGGTAAGCAATCAGTCAAGGACTATCTCAGCAATGTGACTAGGGATAGATCGAATGGCAGACCTATACCAGAGATCGTGACTGCTGTAGAGAATCATCCCCCTGCAATTGAATACTTGAAGTCGGTCAGTAGTCTTGAAGCTCATCAGAAGAAGTGGATTAAGGTTAAGTATGCTCCGGCTGAGGATAGAGTACTATTCTATAATAAAGGTTCTCAGGGGGCAGTAGGACGCGCACTTAGTAAGTATGGACCTAAGTGGGTTAGCTACGGGAAACTACCTGACGGAATCTCTGTAGGCTTGGGAGATATAGCTGTACTAGTCGAAGATACTCCATCTGCCTGTTCAGTTAGTAGAGTGGACGGTTTGGTAGGCATTGCATTGTTGGGTACTACAATCACTTCTGGTATTAAGAAAACACTGAGTAAATACCCGGAAAGATACTTAGTTCTTGACAAAGATGCTGCACTCAAGTCTATATCGCAAATGAGGCGAATAGATAAAAGTCTCAAAACAAGGTTAACTAAGGTAGATTTGAAGCACATGAGTATTGATAAAATCTGCCAACTAATAGAGGGGGAATAAAATGAATACGTTCAGTGCTGTTGGATTTTACGGCGTTCCTGTAACTGATTGGTGCAATACTATTTTGGGGCCACCTAAAATATAATTTAATTAAACCTAATTCATTTTAAAAATTAATTATTATAAGGAGTACAGGCATGAAAGTACGTGCTATATGTCTACTGGATTACGATGTGGAAGGTGGTTTCAAAGAAGCTGCTGAAGAAGAAGCAAAGCTAGAGAGTGCCATTAAGAATTTAATTTCTGGCAACAAGAGAGTGGTTCACTATCAAATAGAGATGCGCGAAAGACGCGGCAATGCAGCCCCTGACATCTCCAAGATGAAGTTCCGCAGCAACTAGCCTAAAGTATATTTTATATATCAAAATTTTTTAAGCCTCCATCCTATTGGGGGCTTTTTTTATTTCCTTGACGGTGGTACAATAACCACTCTATAAAGTGCCAACTATAGGATTTACTACATGGATCATTCACTACTCAAAAACTGCTTGAACCACGACTTTTTCGAGCAGAATAAGTCCAAGCTACGGGCATCCCTATTCGAGGATAACCTTAAAGAACTGTATGAGACAATCATCGCATCGCATGAGAAGTTCTCTCAGGATATAACTCCACTGGAGTTGTTTGCATTCTGGAAGTCTACCAACCCGACATCGACTACTGCTTGGACTGCGGAGATTGAAGATACAATCAATGCTACTGCCAATGCAGAAGACATAAAGCCTGAGATTGCTAAGGATGTCATAGAGAACCTATGGCGGCAGCACGTTGGTTTGGACATTGCCAATCTTGGTATCCGTATGTCTGAAGGTACAATAGAAGCAATGGATGAATTGAATATGCTTCTGGACCGTGTAGCTGAGGGCTACCTACCTGATGACTTTGGTGAGCCAACAACGGATGATATCTACGAGCTATTGGCTGTAACATCGGATGAAAACAGATGGCAGTTCAATATCGAAACCCTGAGCCGTCACGTATATGGCATTGGTGGTGGTGAATTTGCTGTAGTGTTTGCCTGTCCTGAGACTGGGAAGTCTGCTTTCATCGTGTCTCTGTGTGCTGCACCGGGGGGATTCTGCCAACAAGGTGCTAAGGTATTATACTTGGGCAATGAAGAAAGCACCAAGCGTACTAAGTTACGCGCCATACAATCATACACTGGTCTTACGCGCCCAGAAATAGAATTTGATCCTGTTGCTGCGGTTGCCCGTTATTCTGGTATTAAAGACAATCTGATCATGAAGGATGTCCAAGAGTGGGATATCCAGAAGATGGAAAGCTACATAGCCAAGGTTAACCCTGACATTGTTATAGTGGATCAGGCAGACAAGTTGGCTGTTGCTGGTAACTTTAATGCTGGGCATGAGAGGTTACGGGAACTGTATAGACGGCTACGTGAGACTGCTAAGAAGCATGACTGTGCATTAATCGGTGTATCACAGGCTTCTGCTGAAGCTGAGAACCGTACCAGACTGACTATGACTATGATGGAAGGTAGTCGTGTTGGTAAGGCTGCTGAAGCTGACCTGATCATTGGCATTGGTAAATTGAACAGCGGTGAGGAAGACGGCCCAGACAATAGCCGATTCTTAACTGTTATGAAGAATAAGCTATCAGGCTATCATGGAACTATCCCGTGCATGATGGAGCCAGAAGTGAGCCGCTATGTCGTATGAGAACTATGGTAGTATCTTAATTCTTGATCTTGAAACCAGCGTCGAGAGATACGATGGCAAGATAGACAACAGCCCGTTTAATAAAATAAACAAGTGTGTTGCTGCGGGGTATGGGTTCCTGAACTTTGACGGTGAAATGACTGTCCATAAGGATGTATACTTTCATCATGATGTCATAGAGCCGGATGAGCATGAGATGCTTCAGGATGCATTAGATCAGGCGTCTATGCTTGTGTGCCACAACGGTAAGTTTGATGTGATCTGGCTGTTAGAGATGGGATTCCGTATTCCTGAACACGTTTACTGCACTATGATAGGAGAATATCTTCTGTCTAAAGGACAGAGGCGTCCACTGTCGCTCAAGGAATGTGGCATCCGGCGTAAGCTGAAGAACCTGAAGAAGTCTGATCTGGTGGATGAACTGTTCAAGTCGGGCACTGGCTTTGAAGAGATGCCTGTAGGCACTATGCTGGAGTATCTGGAAGCTGATATCCGCACAACTG